ATTTGGTGACTCTGGAGGATATCAAATTGCAACAGGAGCGTTGCCATATTCAAATGAATTGAGAGAAAAGATCTTTCATTGGTTAGAAGCTAATTCAGATGTGGCAGCTAATTTAGATATTCCACCTAAAACTGTATATAAGAATAAGTTTCATGAATGTGCAGACATTTCATTTGACAATTTTAAATGGTTTGAAAAAAATCAGTCAGGAAAGACTGCATTTATTAATATGCTTCAAGGATCTAATTCCGAAGAATATACTTGGTGGTATCACAAATTTAAAGATTTTGATTTTAATGGCTGGGCAATAGGTGGACCTCAAAAGTTAGTAGATTTCATGTTTGCGTTAGCTTTAATGTTAAAGGAAAAGGAATTTGAAAAGGTACAAAACAAATATTTGCACTTGTTAGGCATTAGTAAGATATCAGATTTCTTTATATTAGCAACATTGCAAAAGTTAATGAATAAACTAACTGATAATAGAATCTATGTTAGTACAGATTCATCATCTCCAGGACAATATCCAGTATATGGTACATATCTTCATTCTTGGAACTACAAAGTACAATCATTCAGTGAATTGTATTTTCCTAAGAATAATGAATATCGTAGAAAAAATCATATAGCTCAAGGAAAACTAGTTAATCCAGAAGTTGATAGAAATCAGCACGTGGCTTGTAGTATGGATTGTCCTGCATGTAAAGATTTTACATATGAGTATTTAGAAGGCAAAACAGATGCAGGGTTAGACCGCTATTCGCAAGAAGCTATGCCAAGAATGGTAGTTCATAATACACATTTGTATGTAAACTTAGCAAATGATATCAATAAAGTAGTAGATAGTCATGTAGAAATGCTTGAAACACTTATTCCTAGAGATTTATATTCAGTTATTATATCAATGCATGAAATGTTTGCTGATCCTGACGCGGCATTACATGTTTATGAAAAATATAAAAAAGTATATAAAAAATTCGGCGGAGAGAGTATTTCAACAATCAATGCATCATCATTCAATCAATTTTTCGGACAAAAACAAAATTAATTATTAAATAGGTTATACAATGGAGAAAAGTAAACTCATAAATTTTATCAATCGCTATTATTTAGCAGGAAACTGTGAAGCAGTTGTAGTAAAAGAAAATGAAAATGGCGTAAGCTGTGATCTAATCGACTCTGATCAGACAGTAGTTGGTAATGTACAATGGAAAACAACCCCATTTCTTAAAGGGCAGTTAGGTATCAATCATACGGCTACGTTAATAAAAATGTTATCAGCAGTAAATGAAAATATTGATATTAACGTAAAGGAAAGTGCTGGAAAAAACTTCTCAATGGAAATCAAAGAAGGCACTACTAAGATGACTTTTATGTTAGCAGATACCACAGTTATCCCAGCTGTACCTGCAATTAATCAACAACCTGACTATGAGGTTAGCATTGATTTAGATGATATGTTCATTAATCGATTCATCAAAGCAAAGAATGCACTTCCAGACGCTAAGAATTTCGCAGTTCAAGTAAAAGAAGGTAAAACAAGATTCATTATCAACTATACAACCATCAATGCAGACAACATTTCTTTTGATATAGATGGCGGAGTCAATCCAATGGATCCAATAATGTTCTCAGCTGACAAGTTAAAAGAAATATTGACTGCAAATAAAGGCGATATGGGTACGCTTCACGTATCTTCACAAGGATTAGCAAAAGTGGAATTTAGAGGACAAGACTTTGATTCTAATTATTTCTTAGTACAACTTCAGAACTAGATAAAATATGATAGGACACGTAGAAAATACGCTTTGGACTGAAGCATTTAGGCCTGATACATTAGACGGGTATATTGGAAACGAGCATATCATAGAGAAAGTGCGCATCTTCATTGAGAATGGAGATGTGCCACATCTTCTCTTCTATGGCCCAGCTGGTACAGGCAAGACAACATTAGCAAAAATTATTGCAAACGGAGTTGATGCGGACATTATGTATATAAATGCATCTGACGAAAATTCAGTTGACACGGTTAGAGATAAAATCAAAAGATATGCGTCAACTGTAGGATTTAAGAGATGGAAGATTGTAATATTAGATGAAAGCGACTTCTTAACACCAAATGGTCAAGCTGCATTACGTAATCTAATGGAAACATATAGCAAGACAACAAGATTTATTCTTACATGTAATTATGTAGAAAAGATTATCGATCCGATACAATCACGTTGCCAAACATTTGGCATTACGCCACCGAATAAGTCTGACGTTGCTAAACGATTGGTTACTGTATTAAATGATAAGAATGTTCAATATGACATTAAAGATATTGCAGCAATCATTAATTCATCGTATCCAGACATTAGACGAGCGATAAATGCAGCACAAGCGTCAGTGGTTAACGGAGTATTACAACTTGACAAGGCAAGTGCAATACAAGCAAACTACATGACTGAGATTTTAGAAATAATGCGCAATCTTAAAGATAAGAAAAAGGCATTCAATCAAATTCGACAAATCATTGCAGACAGTAAGGTAAGAGATTTCCAACCATTGTTCACTTTCTTGTTTGATAATATTGATGAATATGCAGTTGGCCATGTTGCAGGCGTTATCTTAATATTAGCAGAAACTCAATATCAAGATGCTCATGCAGTCGACAAAGAAATCAACGTAATGGCAATGTTTGTCAAACTAATGAATGAACTTTAACAAATAACGAAATGGCAGAAAAGAAAGCAGCAACTATCTTTGATTTTATCAATGGAATTACCAGTAATAAAAAACAATGGTCAGAATGGTCAGATCATGATCAAAAACTATTCTCACCATTTATTGTAAACCGATTTCTCTCAATGAGAATGGAGCTGACTGATACAATAAATGAGTTACAACGATATACCATTGGGGTATTATCTCCCAGAGATACATATCGTTTGTATCACGACATATTACCAACCGGTAAGTCGTTTGCAAAATATATCAAAGGAAAGAAAGAAGATAAGTTTAATAAGGAGTTAGTTTCACAAGTAGCAGAACACTATCAAGTAAGTTTATCAGAGGCAACCGATTATGTTGAGTTAATGGATAAAGATAGTTGCTCATTTCTGCTACAACGATATGGGTATAGCCCAAAAGAGATAACGAAACTAACAAAAGGATTAAAATGATTAAATCAGAACAAAATGCAGTAGAATACTGTGAATCAACATATCCAGAAACAACTTCAGAGTTTAAAAGAATACAAGAAGAAATGTATGTTACATTTTGTCAAAAGCAACGTAATTACGGGCCTGGTAACATATCCGTGGGTACTGCGTTAGAAACAAAAGATGATGTTAAACTTTCATTAACTGGGTTATGGTTTAGAATTAACGACAAAGCACAGCGACTAAAACAACTTGTAGTATTAGGTCAGCCAGATGAAGTGGGTGAGTCAATACAAGATACCTACGAAGATCTTTCAGTATATGGAATTATTGCTCAAATAGTACAGAGAGGTAAATGGGCGAAATAATGAAACGACTATTAACAATCATATTTTTGTTTACTGCACTTGTAGGGTGTAGTAATCGATACTACACTCAGCAGAAGTTCAAACTGGTATCAACTGATGGATTGACATATGATGGTACACATATTTACTACAAAGGCGAGTTATGCGCTACAATGTCAGCAGTTGAGCTCTCATATGATAATGGTGACATTGTCCGCGAAATAACATTCATAATACAAAGCAGTGAATTCAATGAACAGGCTCTACCAATAATAAAACTGATTCAAAGCAAATCACCATCAATGGAAGTTGAAGTTGAACTAAAACACGTAAACCGGTTGGATATTTTCAAATAATTTCTTATCTTTATTATAATAAAAGATAGTAATTATGACAAAAGAAGAGTACATCGAAAAAAATTACCTAGGGTTTGTTGTTGAAGAAAATCCAATATTAGAATTCCATCGAAATGATGCAGGAGAAATTCATAGAGAAGATGGACCTGCAATAGTATACGCAGAAGGTAATACAGAGTGGTGGTTAAACGGTAAACTACATAGAGATGGAGGCCCAGCACAAGATTGGTCAAATTTAGAACCCGGGGCTGGAGTATGGTATCAACATGGAAAAAGACATAGAGTTGGTGCACCAGCAATGAAATGGTCAAAAGATCAAAATATGCCTGAATATTGGTATCTAAATGGCGAAATGCACAGAGAAGATGGCCCAGCAATCGATCATGGCGATGGTAAAGGCACTTGGGCTAAACACGGCAAAATGCACCGAGAAGATGGTCCAGCAGAGTATCTTAGCAATCAACATAAAATATGGGCTAAACACGGCGAAATGCACCGAGAAGATGGACCTGCAGAGATAACAGGGGAAGGTAAACGATGGTTTAAACATGGCAAATTACATCGTGTTGACGGACCAGCACGGACATATAATCCGAGAATGAAGAAAAATTGGCCTGACGGAGAGTGGAAGGATACATATTGGTTGGATGGGGTCGAATTGACAAAAGAAGAATGGCTTGAAAAACGCAAACAATATTTGTAAAACGCAAAATAATTTCTTATTATAAAGTAAATAAAAATAATAACAATGGCAAACAACATTTTTTCAGTAGTAACTTTAAAGTTTAAAACACCAGAGGCCGGCGAGGCATTTGCAGATAAATTTGGCAACTGTGATATGTTAGACATGGAATTATACAAATATTTAGGATTTGATGACTATCCAAGTCGTAGTGAAGCTATAGATCACGGTGGGGCTAAATGGTTTTGGCTACATGATAACCCACAGCCTGGGTATGGCGAAGATGAAACGGAAGTTCATATGTGTATTGAATCAGCTTGGTATATTCCGAATAATCTATTTGAAACGATTGCTAAGCAAGAAGATTGCTCAATAACAGGCTATGCAGAAGATGAGTATCGTAATGCATGGACACTCTTTGAGTTCAATCAAGACTTTGATGATTATGAAGTGTATGACTCATTCTTAAGAGACGATACTATTAGCCAATTCAAAGAATGGTGTATTGACCAAAAGGTTGATTTAAATCTGCTATATGAAGCAGCAGATGATCCAGGGATATTTGAAGACGAAATCAAAGGGGGTGAGTTGATACGAGAATTTTTAATTGATGCTCTAAATTGGTCTAATGTATTCTTTCATGATATGCCTCCTGAGTTTACATATACATACAACGATCTAACACTGATCAGAGAAGAATTAGCAACAATATAATATGCCGGACGTAAAATTTGTTAATCCAATTTATAATCTTTCTAGAAAAGATTCAACAGAAGTACCATATCGAATATCATATTCACAATGGTCTATGTATCAGAAATGCCCTAAACAATGGGAACTTTCATACATAAAGAAGTTAGCACCATTTAGTCATAGTATTGCTACTACATTTGGTACTGCTTTCCACGAAACCTTGCAACATTATCTAATGATTTTGTTAACAAAAGGTGTTAAGCAGGCAGATTGGATTAACTTCCGAGATGACCTCACTACAAATCTTAAATCAGAATATGTAGCCGCAGTAGAACAAACCGGCGAACATTTTTCTAATCCTGCAGAATTAGGTGAGTTTCTTGAAGATGGCGTTGCAATATTAGAATGGTTTCAGAAAAGACGTAGACAGTACTTTTCAACAAAGAATACAGAACTATTAGGTATTGAATTAGACTTATGTACCCCAGCATCAGAAAAAAATGAAAATATATTCTGGAATGGATTTATAGATTTAGTTATACGAGATACTGAATTAAACCGAATTAAAATTATTGATATCAAGACGAGTCGGATGGGTTGGAATAAATGGCAAAAGGCTGATAAACTAAAAGCAGCACAACTCGTTGCATACAAAACGTATTTCTCAAAACAATATGGCGTTCCTGTAGACAGCATTGACATTGAATTTTTCATTGTTAAACGAAAACTAGTTGAAGAATCAATGTTCCCACAAAAGCGTATACAACAAGTATCTCCAGCATCCGGTAAGCCGTCTAGAAATAAAGTACAAACGTTGATAGACAGTTTCATTGAAGATGCATTTAATCCGGATGGTACAAAAAACGAAGACAGAACATATTTAGCAATAGCTGAAAAGGGGGCAAAGAATTGCAAATATTGTCCTTTCAAAGAAGACTATGAAAATTGTCCAAAAGAAGATAGGATTCGTGAGTAATTTTCATTATATTATAGTATGAAGAATATTGAAAAATTAGGCTTAGTACTAGCTACGATATTGTTAGCAGTATTACTTTCATTATTATTAGCATGGCCTATTGTATGGCTATGGAATTTTGGAGTAGCACCAATATTTGATGGCGTACATGAGATTACATTTTGGCAAGCATATTGTTTGAGCTTACTAGTTTCCATACTATTTCGTAAAGAATTAAAGTAACTACTAAATAATGTATCGTCACAAACACGAATATGTATATGAATATTTAGTAAAGAAGCACTTACCCGATCGGGGATATGTACGGTGTTATTACACGCTACTTACTGATATTGATGAACCGAATTGTAAACAGAATAGAATTTTGTTAGAACAAGGGTTTAGAATTAGTTATGGTTATATGCCGAAAGTTGTACGATATAAATATGATAAGATCTTACAAAAATGAAAATAGCATTAATTGGTAGTCGAGATTGGCAGAGTAGAAGAAAGCTTCAAGATGTATTAGGTCGGTTAAAACGATTAGAACAATCAGTTACTATACTAGGACAAGGCGGAACAGAAGGTGCAGGACATATGGTTAAAAAGTATTCATTAGAATTTGGACTTTCATATGTAGAATATAATGCATCATATACAGGCAAAAACATGTATTCTGCTATGCCGGAAGCATATTATGGCAAAAAGTATCATTTTTCGCAGCTTATTCATCGAATGAATTTGATTGCAGACGCATGCGATAAGATGATCGTATTATCATCTGGCAAATTAGACCCGCAACTCGACACGGCAGTTAAACGAGCAAAAAAGAAAAACAAATCGGTTGTTATTCTGAAATAATATATTTATAATAAAATAAAGAAAAGGTTACGAATGTCAAAAAAGAAGATTCTGCTTCTAGCAGATGACTTAAGGTTACCGTCAGGTATTGGAACTATTAGTAAAGAGATAGTTTTAAAAACAGTACATAAGTATGATTGGGTTCAAATCGGAGCCGCAATCAAACATCCAGAACAAGGCAAATTAGTTGATGCGTCAGCGGATATAATTAAAGAAACTGGAGTAGAAGATGCTTCAGTAAAAATTATCCCATGGGATGGTTACGGAGATAGAAATATACTATTTCAAGTAATTGAACATGAGAAACCAGATGCAATAT